CTTGTTCACTTCCTTCTTCTGCTCGGGGTCATAGACCTTGACGACCTTCTCCTCCACATCCTGGCTCTCCAACGGGGAACCAGTGGTGACGAGGCAGATATCGTCAATGACTGTGAAGCCAGCCATTGGCATCTTCTTCTTGGGATCGTCCTTCAGCACATACCAGTTCTCGCCCTTGGTATTGGTGAAGTAGACGGTCTCACGATATTCTTTGCCGTTGATATCAATCAGCAGGGTGATATTGCGAGCGCCCTTGGCCGAAGCACCAGCATAGGCAACCTTGATCTTGCCCGTATAAATGTCGGTGTCATACGGCTTATAGCCACCAAGACGATCTTCGGATTCCTGAAGACCTTCGCTCTTAACGCCTGAAAAGAAGCTCATGTATATATCTCTTTGTTAGAGTTAACTGTGATAGAAGTGTTCCAAATGGTCCAAAAGGATCTGGGCATTGTTGTCCATGAAGGTCTGACTCTTGTCGAATAGACCCATGGGAGAGCGAATACGCTCGCCTACAGTAGCCTTGGTAGGACGTGTCTGGAACACATGCTTATAGCCGAGATCGCGCTCTTCATCGGTGATGTTGAGCAACTCGGAGCTATAATCCTTGAGAACCTTAAGCTCCACACGCTTGGTAGAAACTACGGTGGAGAAATAGGCTTCAATGCCGTTGTTCTTGAGTGAACCCTTCACAGGTACGCTACGACGCATAACCATGGAAGCTTCATCAAGCTCTTCTCGGGTATGGCCCAGAATAATGGTGGGCTTACCGAAAAGAGTAACCTTCTGCTGCATCAACACCTTGAAGAACTGAGCGTAATCGCCCCAAGCCTTCTGTGTGTTGGAGCTATTGATCACATACTGGCTCTCAAACATGTCCATGAGGAATGTGATGGTATCAATAGCGATACCCTTCACATTGGGATTGCCAGTAGCGTGATCGAAAGCTTCATAGACCTGGAATGGATCGGTAATTCTGAAGTTCTGAAATTTATTCTTGAACGGAAGCCGCTTACCAGCTTCACAGTTCAGAAAGAACCAATGTTCCTGATCCCTGATGTTAGCCAATGAAGCTGACTTGCCAGTACCACTCTCACCGCTGATAAGAATCAGCTGGTCATTCTGCATAGTCTCATCGTCTGTCATGTGATTTCCTTTGGCTCAGGAAGACCCCAAGCCAAAGAAAATGGATTGGGGTTTCATACCTGTTAAGCCACTGAACGCTGATAACGCTTTGCCGCGGTGACCAGAATAGTCCGGTCAATCTCTTCCTCACTAAGCGAGTTAGAAAGCTTCTTGTTGAACTCGTGGACCTGACGGCTGACTGTCATCAGATCCTGTCCACTGTCTACAAGAGCCAAGGCATACCGGATAAGATGGTTATTCCGATTGCCGGATGCCATTCTGTTGGCAAACCAACGCTCAAGATTGCCAAGATTTTCAAGCTTCTTAAAGTTCTCTTTGAACTCAGCGTTCTTGGTGGTCTTGGGAATGAAAGGTAGAGCATCAAAGATCTCACCTTCCATGTTGTAGTGATATGCCCCGGGATGGGTCATCCACTTCTTGGCTCGCTGATTGGATGAACTATCAACATCAGCTGTCGTCTTAAACGGCAGCCAATCCATCACACCGTTCACGAACTCTTTGTATTCTTCTGTGTCCAGGTGAAGGACATAGTTGATAGGCATGATGAGCCTGAAGCGGTGCTCCTCATCGGTGTGTCGTTTGGTTGTATAGGTCATGAACTTGTACTCACGGAGTAAGTCATGAACCAAATCAAGCTTCACACCACCATCAATGTCCAACACCAGCATGTTAAAGCCGGGGATGGTATTCTCTTCTGAGCGATGCTTGTTCTTGAACGAGTGATTACACCAGTGCAGATCTTCTGCTTGGGTCAGCTGATGAAGCTGATCGAAGGGAGCAATCTCGGTCTCATAGTTGTAAGCCCAATGATCGCTGTACGAGAGCATCATCTTGTCCAATGAGGTTTCTTCTAGGGTCTCACCCCGGAAGAACTCAATGCCGTCAATGAAGGTCTTCTTGACGATGATGTGTCGCTTGTAGCCCCAGGCAGTAGCCAAAGTGATCATGTCATTCCGACCGCTGTTGCTCTTTGGATAGAAGGGCAACGATTCGGTCAAGTCGGCATGAGTCACTTCGGTTCCCACGGCAGCGATATACTTGGCCAACTTAACGTAAGTCTTTTCACGGTTGAGAATGGTCTGGAAAGCCTCACCAGACTGCTCGACCAAAAGGATCGCCTGAAGCAGATGATCCATGGTGACGATGGTGCTTTCATCAATGAAAGCATACGCACCAGCCAGCTTCAGAGCCTTAAAATACCGATGGCTCAGTTCAGCTTTCTTGACCTCTTCGTGCTCAGCCATGAGCTCAGCAGCACGCTCACAGGCATTCTTATACTCTGTGACCTTGATGCCAACGTCACGCTGCACGAGCATACGCCAACCGAAGAAGGTAGGGTCAGCCAGCTTGGTGAACTGAGCAGCCCATTTATTCAGAGTGACACTGTTAGTGGGCTGAACCAGGCGGTCGTAAATTTCCTCAGCTGTAAGGCTGTGGAAAGATTTACGATCCTGATGACCCACACCAAAGATGCACCGACGAGCGTAACCGGTCTCAAGGAAGCTATAGAACTGGTCTTCGGTTTGGCTCCCATCGAACAGCTTAGCCGGCGTACCGAACAGCAGCATATTGGTGGGAGTCTTACCGTCCACTTCCTCGTTGCGAGAGTTCTCATTGGTGTTCTTGGTCAACTTCATCTTCACCATGCCCTGGTCATAGAGTTCCAGAAACACAGTCAGAAGATCTACTGAACCAATGAGATTGGAGCCGATCTCATCAATCTGAAGATTGATAGAGCCAGCTTCAGCCAGCAGAAGCTTATGTCGCAGCTGCTTCACAGCAGGGACAGTGCCAGAGTCAAACGTAAAGGGATAAACACCCTGACGCTTGTACTCCAACTGAAGTGCATCAAACTCAGTCTGTTGATCGGATTGGTTTCGAAGAGAGCGTTCCTGAGCCAGTTTCCAGAGACTTGTTTCAGCAATTGCTGGCATAGTCTCTTCGGTGAAACGCTTCTTGAACCCTCGCATGAACTCATTTTCCATGATGTTCACGGAGAGACCCTTGCCATAGCCAGAGGTCGCCAAGGCAAGGGCATAGATATTGGCCGGGAACTCACCACGGTCCTGGGTCACAATGGTAGCCCGCATGGAGCTAGCCATCTTACCAAGAAAGTAAGCTACTTCTGTTCGGAAGAAGCCCTTGTCGGTGTTCTGGGTCTTGTTGCACAGCACTTCGACAATTTCTTCAATTGCCGGATGGTGTGTGACTCCCGTCAGGTCAATCATTGAAGTATTTTCGCCTCTGTGTGCAGATGTTGAACACGTCACAATAAGCGCACCGCTTTGGTTCGCCTGGGATTTCCTTGACGATACCAACTCCACCCCTTTCCGCCATGAAAGCTCTGGCTTCGACAGCAGAAGCAAAGTTTTTCGTGGATCGAGCAGTCTTTGTAGGGTCAGCGTAGTATTTATAGACAGGCTCACTACGCCAAAGCTCATCATCCGTGCATTCAGGAAGTGCGTTTTCAGGCACGTCCTTATACTTTTGGATGCTGCTAAGCTTGTCGCTTACCCATTCCTCAGTCTGCTTGAGAGACATGAGGACGTAATCCTTATGCTCTACGCGCTTCTGGGGGTAGGTAGGGTTCTGCTTAGCTTGAGCTTTCTGCCAATCGGTAAAGATGAAGTTGATCCGCAGGATATCGTCAGTGATCTTGGGATAAGGCTGAGCTGCGTCGATCCAACGATAAAGACTACCCTGAAGGATGTAGTCTTCGTCCTTGGTTCCCTTGACCCAAGAGAAGGCTGAGGTGCTCTTAAAGTCCTGCACCATTCCATCAGCTACCATGTCGAACTTACCGCCAATTGTGTAGCTCATGTGCTCACGGAAAGCGCGTTGTTCGAGGTAAATAGGGATGATGGAGTTGCTGGCTCGCATTTCATCGTCACTGGGGTTGACTCTGATACGTGCGATAACGTCCTCAGGGTATCCCAGAAGCCTCAGAGAGCGAGCATTGCCCTTCTTCCAGGCTTTCTCCACCGAGTCATGGATAGAGTTACCCAGAGCACGGGGGATGAAGTCAGCCACATCGACATTCACTTCCTGCTTCTTCATGCGCGGACCAAGGATGATGGTCCGAAGAGGCTTCATAAGGGAAGTGGCGGAAATGTAGTTTTCTGCACTAATCGCATCATACTCGTCGTGCAGTAGCCAAACGGCCAGAGCCAACGAAATGTCAGATTCGTTCGTAATCATAAGTGTGATCCCCAGCTAAAGAAGGGGAACCAAGGGAGTTATACCCTTGGTTCCATTAGGGATCAGGCGTTGCCAAACACCTGGTCAACCAGGCTCTTGGGAGCCGGTTCAGTGGCAAT